GACATTCAACCCCACTATATACCTGTCCAGTTCTGCAAACTTACGCAAGCGACCCGATTCGCGGTCGAACACATAGTCAAGCAATCCACCCAGGAAAACTGGGAGATTGCCACGAGTGGTCCAACCGGTCCACTCGTCAAAGGACGTCTGACCCTTGTCCAACGCTTTTTCAAACGTTGAGCAAAAAACAGGCAGGGATGTCGTTAAAAACGACAAACCTTCGTGTTCAACACGTTTCTCGATTGTTTTAAAATCGAGATCGGTACCAGTGCCGCATCTAGTTCCGCATTCCTGCAGAACCTGCCGCATAAGCAACATGAGGCTTTTCATTGCTGGCTCCTTTCAAGGAGTTCAGTCAATCCTGAGTCATGAACAATGTTGCACAGATCCTAGAAGGGGCGGGCGGGAAAACTCCCGCCCCTCCAGGGCTACTCGTGGTTTATTAGGCCACAACAAGGCGGGGAAGCACCTCGTCTAAAGAGTAGACAATTACAGCTGCATAAAGCAGCCGGACCGCCGGTTTAGCTCTCGCCACCCAAAAGCTGGGTGACACGAGCACCGGAAGACGCCGTCAGATAGGCAACGAGCCCATCTGCAATCACCTTCGCCTCAGCAACGGTATAACCGAAACTGGGGAGATCGACTGTGAGAGCTACACTCATTGAGTATGGCTTATTCACAGTCGGATTGAGGGGATCGGCAGCGTTCTTCGTGTCAGTCAGTTTGATGACACGTCGAGTACGCCTACCATACTGGTGGGCGATGTCGAGCTTTCGAGTACCGTCATCCTTAGTAAAGGAGCCGGACTCGACGCCAGAACCCGTTCTCGGAAGAGATTGGGTCAAGACGGTCTGTGGATCTGTAAATGCCATGACATTACCTAGCGGATTGTTTGGTCTTTCGACCAGATGGATTTGACCTGGAAAGAGTTACTTTCCCAGATCCGGACGTCGAGAGATACCCAACGCCGCGATGATGGCAAGTTGACGCGGTGACAAATCCGTGATCAGCTTGCCGAAACCAAAGGGTGATGCCTTGATTCTCACCTTACGCGTTTGCGTAAAGGTTTGTTTCAATGGCGGAATATCTGTTCCTCCTGGATAACCAGGAATTGCAGAAGATTCGTAAACGTCTACGATGGTGGTAGTTTCCATCACGTAAGCACGTTTCATCACAAGGCCGTCGGTTAGGAAAGCACTTACATTATGGAAAACATCACCATAATTGGCTACCCAATCAGCGGCCCAACTCCAGGGCGCAAGGTTCCAAATGAGCTCAGGATCAGGCTTGATGCCGAAAAGCAAATCTGCTTTATCGACAAATAGCCTCATCTTAGAGAGTCTGTCATCATCCAAACTGAGATAATAACAGAACTCACCTGTGAACCAACGGTTAACAGTTTGCACTGTTGTCCGCTTTAGCGTCCCGCCAGAAGGACTGTATTTCGAAGCGATACCTGATGGTCTCCAATTTGTAGAGACCACTTCTCCGCTTCTTATAACAGTGACTTCAGTTGGGAAACTGTATCTCCTCTTAATGCTCTTACCGGAGTCCTTGATATACTGTTTCAAGACCTTGTCATGGGTCTTGACAGCTGTAGCAAAGGACTTCAGATCATTGAGAGTTGGCTTCAGTGCAAATTCAACGTTGAGATATTCCGACCCCGTAGAACGGAGCCGGTCAACATTGGACATCATCTGAGAGCCGGGGACGGATGGTAAACCATCACGTCGTAGCTCACCAAGAAAATTGGCGAGTCCCGATACAGGGTTAGTCGGAATACACCTCGCGATTGCGGTCGTACCATACGCTAACAGAGTCTGAGTTTCAGATACTGAAAGGTAAGGTAAGGCCTTGAAACTACTAGGAGTATTGTAGGAATACGTGTAAACGTCTCCTTCAAACGTACTAGTAGTATACGCGTTGTGTCGACGGAAGAGATAAACTCCTGTCGGAGGATCGCAAAAAGCGATGCTCGTATAGAAGTTACCTCCTGCGTCAACGTTTCGAAAAGTCAAACCCGTCCCTTTATAGAGACGTTTGGCCTTCACTAAGTAAGGCCAAATGGTTGACGTCGAAACAGTAGTCTGACCACCGACAATCGAATTTCCACCTTTGGTAATGGTAGGAATACCAGTACCAAAGGGAGGAATAGTAGTCGTTGAATCCTGCCAAAAAGCAGGAAAATACAACGGCCTTTTCTTCGTTGTCGTTCCCAGTTCCATGGAGTTTTATCCCTTGGAGGTAGGCAGTCCGTGTCGCCTAGGCGGTGACACAATCCTGCAGAGGAACATCAAAAGA